CAGAATGATATACTTCAGACCCCAGAACATTACCCAGAAAAAGAACCCGAGCAACACCACCCACCCAATCACCTCGTAAATAGAAGGTGAATCAATATATCGGTTACGTTTCATTCAACTCTCCTTAGACCATCTTTTGAAGAACCTGCAGGGAAATTAATAAACTGCGCTTGATTAGGCTTGACGTTCTCGAGCCGATAATAGAAGCTATTAGCGTGAAACGCGCAAGCAACGATTGAATACCCATACCGCTCATAGAACATCCTTGAGAGCGCGTATACGTAGCTGGAGCGCGTCTCATCGATACGTGAGTCAACCTTCTTGTAGTTCTTCCATTGAAGATGATAACGACACGACGAGCCATCCGTCATGATGATTGCTTGTGGGCGCTGTAGAGTCATACGACGTAACTCTGGTTCCCAGCGACCTTTCATATACCTGAGCATGGAGAACAGAGGGAAGTCCACCATGAACACGTCAGCATACTGAGTGCCGAGAACCTTAGTCGCGTCTTGCTTGTCAATCGCTACATTGTATTTTGAGAGCGAGTGCTCAAGCTGGCGTAAGCATGTCTCATCAATCTCATGAATGATGTGAGCCTTAGGCTTGAGTATCTCTTGAACCGCAGTAGCGAACACACCAACACCGCCAAATGGTTCCCAGACTGAGAGACCTTTCGGTAGATCTTTGATGAGCCACGCAATGCATTGAACATTCTTTCCTGTTTCTGTTGGGCGCTTGTTGATGTAATCGTAGTACGACACACCACCGCCTTCCATGTTCCGTCCTTCTCCAGGAATCAATTCAAACGGATATTTATTGAGTATGAGCCAATTAGTGGGTTGCATTTTGTTCTTTCATTTCATTTAAGTATTCTGCCATATCTTCTTCCATCCTACGTCTTACCATCTCCATAAAAGCACGTTTATTTTCGCGTACTTCTTTCTTTTGTTCAAAATATTCCCGCTCATCAAAGCGAGTCTTCCAGCCTTTCTTCATGCTGCGACTTTCTTGGCGTGCTCAATCTCATTGAGTTTGAGGGTAAACCAGAAAGGAGGAAGACGATCACCGCGGAACCAGCGCAGAGTCATCTTATCATTCTTAGACGCGTAGTAGCGCTGATAGGACTCAACAAGGTCGTCAGACTTGAACTCGTCAGGCATGGCGAGAGGAGGATCATTCCAGATAGCAATCTTGAGATCAGCAGGTGGTAAGCGCAACTCATTGAGGATGATATCTTCGCACTTATGAGTCTTGCTGAAGCGCAGACGATACTCACGACAGAGCGCAAGAGCAAGATCAACGAGGAACATATAGTGAAGACGAGACTGACGAACCCAAACAGCGCAAGGATGATTAGCGTGCGTAGGCTTGTAGGTAACCGCGTTGCCGTAGTGATGATGCGTAGTAGCAAGCAACTGAGCCGACTCAAGGATCATTTTGACAACGTGAACATCTGCGTGCATCTGAGCGCATATAGGAGCGGAACGATGTAGAACGAATATATTCATTTGATTATTACCTTTATTTGTTTATTGATGAAATAATTATGGGGGAAGCCCAAGAGGAAAACAAGGACTTCCCGCATAAAATATTATAAATATTCTTCAGCCAGAGACCAGAGCTTCGTATTGGTCTTTACTGTTGAACCCATCGCCTTGATTCCAAGGGTCGTGACGCGTCTTCCGTTAGGAGATACACCTTTCACCCCACCTTTCATGATCGCCTCTTGAACGCGGTTAAAAACGCGCCAGAGGTCATCACCTTTGTCTTCATCGCGACGAACCTGAAGAAGCTCAGTAGGTTCGACTTTGAGACCGCGGATCTCGGCAGCACGTGTGGCGAGCTCAAGCTGATCAACAGGGGTCAGAATCTTGCCCATGAACTTCTCGATACGGAAGGCAGACTCTTTTGCTGCTTGAATGACTTTCATCGACTCATTGATGACAATCTCTTCGTTCACGTCGATGTGGCGAGTACGTGAGGAATAGATGTCGTTCGACTTGACGATCAATCCGTTAGAGCAAACGATACGGAACAAACCTACGTCCATACGCAACGAGGTAGAGCCATCGTGAGAGTTAATCAAGACGAGCTCAGGGATTGTGCCGTTCTTAGCGTCCATAAAAGACTCGTGGCGCATACGTAGAGCGTGCTTGACGACACGTGGGTCGCGCTTACGAGGACGCAAAGAGAACGTCTGAGTTACACGGAAACCATTTTCACGCATGATGTCGATAACATCTTTTGTGTCGATGAGCTGATATGCAGCAGAGAGTTTCTCATACTTGAGACCTTCAACAGCTGAGGTAGGGAGATCTAAAACTTCGGTCATGATAGGGCACTCGCAATCAAAATAAAGAGGGTTGAATAAATTACTACGTCGGCAATCAAAAAGAATGGGAAGTAGTGCTTAGATACAAAACGACGGAAAGATACAAGAGTCATGCTGGTCTCCTTAGGCTGCACTGGTTAGAGGGAATACAGAGTAATATGCTTCAAGAATACGATCTACTGCTTCGGAGCTACGACCACCGATGTGCCACTCGTACTGACCCATGGGGGTGAAGCCAGTCTTCCAGTCATAGATGGTTGCTACAGTGCCATCTTCAAACTGAAGCGCCCACTCACACGTGGTCTTGTCCAAGCTGAGGTCGTTAGGACCAAGATCAGGCTCGCCGAAAACTTGAATGAGCTGACCATAGGTCGTGGTCAAAGAGCCTTTGTAGGAGGTCATATTGACGTTTGCATCGTTAGTGAAGTTCATGCTATTTCCTTTATCAAAATTACGTTTATCGGTACAACAGTTAAAACTATAAACCATTACAAACTATAACACAAGGACTTTCCCCAGAAACAGAGAAAACCCTCATGCACATCAACGAGCGGTAACGCGGATAGCGATTGAGACAGACTGCTTGGTGTACTTGGCGATCAGGTCGTCAGATACGTTCAGGTCAGCGATGAGAGTTTTGTAGTCAACTACATTGCGAGGAGACATCGTGACTGTCGCTTTGTAGAGGTCACCTACGTACTTGCCTTCACCAGCATTCTTGAACGCGTCTTTGAGGATTTCAGCTTGTTCAGTGAGTTCAGCAATCTGAGCCTGAAGCAAGCCAAGACGATCTAAGTCCTTCATCTGAGCGGACTGGGATACTGCATCTGAAACGATTTTGGAAGTTACTGAGTTCATGTTATTTCCTTTATCAAAGTTATTAATGAAACTGTGCTGCTGAGTGAATTATGGGATATAGTTCTACATAAAACAAGGATATTTTCAAATATTTTAAGAAAAAACACCAGTGAAAACCCTTGGTTTCAAAGAAATCCGTGTTTTCTACCGAAAAACCCGCCAAAATTCACCTCGTCAGTAGCGCGTCCCTTCGTTTTCTTTTGTTCTACCCACTCCGCTCTCGCAAGCGCTGAACTGACATTCCGAGGTATTCCCAAGATACCTGGAGTGGGTAGACCAAAGGGAAACGTAGGTTTTACAACGATATATTGCGAGATTTGAATGAGTAAAAAGATAAATTGGGATGACTCAGAGCCAGTGGTCAACACCACGGCAGAGCTGGGTCAAGCGGAGTTTTTGCATGTAATTTTTGGGGATGACGTAACACGCGGGTGTTGTCATCACATCAGTAAGAAGCCGAACTGGACTCGGTATACCATCTCCGCGAACAACATTGAGTTCAATCCTGAGCTGGACTGTTACTACTCCGTCGGGTCATTCATCGGTGAGGGCAACGAGAAGCAGGACTCCCCAGCCATGCGGGTGCTCGTAGCGGATGACTACCCCATTGAGAAGCTCGATGAATTACAGATAACCCCGACGTATATCCTACAGACCAGTGAGCGCAAGGTTCAGAACGATGGCACAATCAAGCCTTCATATCAGGTCGGGTTCAAGATTAGCGACGGCAACAACATTGAACTAGCCGACAGAGTGATGCAATCTCTCTACAAGTCTGGCTACGCGGACAAGTCAGGCAACAACCGAGTGCGGTTAGCGCGGTTGCCCAACTCTACTAACAACAAGAACGTGCCGTTCAAAGTCAAGATGATCAGCTGGAACCCATCAGTCTCTTTCAGTTTGATGAAGGTAGCGGAACTGCTCGACTTGAGTGTGGCAAAGAATGAAATTGATTTTGATTTGACTGAGCACAACAAGTTTGATATCAGTCATGCCATCACAGAGATAACTTCTGGCACGTCATTGCACGACAACATCAATCGGCTAGCCATGAGCCAGCTCGCAAAGGGCATGCGGGAGACGGACACCATTGAGATGATTCAAGGTGTGATGCTCTCAGCAAAGGCTGGCTATCTTGAGCGCGGTGATGAGGATAGATGGCAAGAGCGCTTTGATGACATTGAGCGTTCTGTACGGACAGCCAACGTCAAGTTGAAGAACCGATCTGACCCAGACGAACCTCTCCTCATTCCAGTCAAGCAGTGGATTGACAAGATGATTGCGCCTGATTGGGTGATTGATGACTTCATTGGTGAGGGTGTGCGGGCTATCTCAGGTGCGCAAGGCAAGGGAAAGACGTCAATCATCTCGCCTCTGTGCGCCAACGTAGCGCATCTGGTTCAGCCGAACTTCCTGACACCCAAGCACCGCAGAGTTGTGTTTTACTTTACTGAGGACACCAACCAGATCAATCGCATGATCTATGGCATGAAGAAGCACCAGTCAAGAAAGTTCAGTAACCCGCATGAAGAATGGGAAAACTTTTTCAAAGTCCACATGACCAAGCGCTACAAGGCAGGAGACATCGAGGACTTAGCGAATCATATCAAGAACTTTAACACACCACAAGACAACAAGTCGATTCCACCACTGGTCGTATTTGACACGCAAGCTGCATCGTTTGACATTGAAGATGAGAACAACAATGCTGAGCTCTCAAAGTTGATCAGCCAGCTGAAGATACACTTCTGGGAGATGAACCGAATCCCTGTGTGGGTCATTACTCACATCACGAAGTCTAGCATGAGCTCTGACGACTATGAGAAGTTGACAGCGAGGGGTGCGGGTGCGATTGCGGGAGACTCCAACGGGACGATGGGAATCGTGGACGTGGCTAACGTAGAAGGCAGAATCCTAGCGAACATCAAGGATAGGGACGGAGCACGGCACAAGGAGGTCAGAGTCACAATCGAGCACCACACGGCAGAAGGTGTGACTCCCTACGGAGACGAGACACAGATTGGATACTTCACGACGGAATACTTTGAGTCTTCCCCAGAACTGCGTGCAGAGGAAAGAGAAGAGAACTCTGAGGAGAACTTACTCGAGGAGATCTACAGAGCGATACACTTCTCTCAGCAGTTAGAGGACTTTGCCACTGTGAACTCATTGAAGGGGATGAAGCTGGGTGCAGACAAGCCGAAAATTCTGCAGATGCTCAACACTCTCATCGACAGAGGTCGGATTGAGAAGGTGGAGAATACAGAGGAGAATCGGAAACGATTCAAGATGCATTCTCAGACGAGAGAGATCTATGTGATTCGAGGTGTGTATGTGGGATAGTTTTGTGAGAAGTTGCTGGACTTTTGTTAGAAGTCGTTGCGAAGTCGTTGGAGAAGTTGCTGGCAGGCTTATGAAATCAATGAGTTGCAAAGCAGCGACTTCTGTAGAGTGTGAGAAGTTGCTGGGGAAGTTGCTGGCGAACAGTCCAAAAACATCCTGCCGTCCAGCATTGGCGCCTCTAGCGCCATGCAGGCATTGGTGTTTACCGAGTTTTGGTGGTTTTTTCAGCAGCAGCAACTTCTACTGTTTTCCTAAGGGAAGTCGCTGGAGAAGTCGCTGGGTTTGCCATGACGCAAGATGGAGTTGCGAATCGTGAGAAATTACCGCATAATTCGATGCACAATCCGTTTTGCAACAAAACTTTAGGAACTCAGACAGATGGAAAAGCACGAATTTGACCCTGCACCTCTTCCTTCCGTCGCCTCGAGTGCAGAGAATCTCACTCCCGAGCAGGTGGCAGAGAAGATTGAAGAGCAGAAAAAGTCCAAGTTCTCCGAGGAAACCCTGCGCTCCATCTCTGAAAAGATGATGGGCAACAAGAACGCGACCAAGAACAAACCATTCCGCGACATGCTCACACGCAAGATCATTCAGAACCCACGCAAGCTAGAGAAGATCGTTGACACATTGCTCGACGAAGCGGAAGCTGGCGAAGCGTGGGCAGCAAAAGAAGTCTTCGATCGTCTAGATGGCAAAGCCGTCATGACGCAGGAGATCTCGGGTGTTGATGGCGCGCCTATCGAAGTCAGTGGCGCAACAAACTTCACCGAAGAATTACTCAAAGACATCTTAGCCACAAGACAAAAAGAATCTAAATGATCTCTGAAGAGTTCGCGCAAAAGATCGCGACCAAGATCCAATCTGGTCCAGATCTCAGCGTTCTCCCTGAGTCTCATCGCGCAGCAATGAAGGCTCGCCTCAAGTGGCTCGCTTCCGCGGGCAAGCATCAGATAGAACCTGCGGGAGAGTGGTGGACTGTGTGGCTACTCCTCGCTGGGCGCGGTGCAGGCAAGACGCGCTGTGCTTCAGAATGGCTCTGGTGGCAAGCGTGGAGCAATCCAGGAACGCGCTGGCTCGTCTCCGCGCCCACCTCTGGCGACGTCAGGGACGTCTGCTTCGAGGGGGACTCGGGACTACTCAGCGTTATACCGCGCGAGATCATTGTCGAGAACAACGGCTATAACAAATCCCAGCACGAGCTCAAGTTAGTCAATGGCTCTCTGATCAAAGGCATTGCTGCGTCTGAACCCTCCCGCTTCCGCGGACCACAATTCCACGGAGGTTGGTGTGACGAGCTCGCTGCTTGGGATTACCTAGACGACGCGTGGGACATGCTACAGTTCGGCATGCGTCTCGGGTCGCGCCCACAGATCATCTGTACCACGACACCGAAGCCCAAACCATTGATCATTGACCTCGTCGACCGCGATGGTGAAGACGTCATCTACACGACCGCGTCTACGTTTGACAACATCAATAACCTCGCGCCCACGTTTCGTGATCAGATCATGCAATACGAGGGCACGAACATCGGTCGGCAGGAGATCTACGCTGAGATCATCGACCCAGAAGAGTCTGGCGTTGTCAAGCGCGATTGGTTCAAACTTTGGCCAGCCGACCGCGCTCTGCCTCGTTTCGAGTATATCGTTCAGTCGTATGACTGCGCGACCTCGGACAAGACGAAGAACGACCCGACCGCTTGTACGGTCTGGGGAGTCTTCAAGCCGAACGAGGACAAAGCCATGTCGGTCATGCTCATTGACTGCTGGACCGAATACCTTCAGTACCCTGATCTGCGCCCACGAGTCATCGAGGAGTACAGCGCCATCTACGGAGACGAGAACGAGTTCGGTGTGGGAAAGAAGGTCGACATGATCCTGATCGAGGACAAGTCGGCAGGGATATCCCTCATTCAGGACTTACAACGCGCTGGCTTACCTGTGCGCTCGTACAATCCTGGTCAAGCAGATAAAATGATGCGACTCAATATTATTTCCCCCATTATCCAGAGAGGTCGCGTATACTTACCTGAATCAACAGTCAACGCAGGACACGCACGAGATTGGGTAGATCCATTGATCAATCAAATTTGCGCCTTCCCCGAAGTTCGTCACGACGACCTTGTGGACTCGACTACTCAGGCTCTACGCATCCTGAGGGATCTTGGCTTCTTGGTCATCGACTATATCGTTGACAACTCAGATGATTATGTCGACGACACTAAACCACCCAGAGTGAATCCGTATGCCATATAACGAGTTCGGTGAATACATTCCTGACGATCTAGCTCTTGATGAGATGAAGTACGAGCTCGCCAAGAAAGGCATCATGCCTCTTCGTCCAGGAGGATCTGACGTTCCTTACGTCGCGTCCGAAGTTCCTCAGACGTACATCGCCAAGCCTCCACCAAAGCCAGCCAGCACGGCAACCAACGTGCCGCAAGCGATTGCTGATCGGCTCGGACTGAGCGCGATACCGCAAGCTGCACTTGGCATGATCAGTTCTTTCCCAGCAGCCGTCGCAAAAGAGACAGGCTTCCCCAAAGTTGCTGAAGCGATTCAATACACACCCACGTCGAAGATGGGGCAAGAAGTTCTCGAGGGAGTCTCCCGCCTTCCGCAAGTCGTGACAGGATCCGAGATGGGAGTCGGTCCACTCGCTGAGTTCTACGTACCACGTCGCGCCTTTGGTCTTGAGCGTCGCCCATTCCTTTCACCCGATGACGTAAGAGTCATGGGTGGTCGTGCAATCGAATCAGGTCGTGAGATCCGTAACATTCCTGAAGACTTCCGTGCTGCGCAAGAAGGTCTCCGTCGTGAGAGCGTCTTCGGTGGACCCACTCTCGGTGCTCGTACGCAAGGTCTCTTCGATGAGATCGGTGACGTCATGGCACGTCGCGAGATGCAAGGTCTGTCGCCCATTCCTGGAATCCCTGACGTCGTTAGCCCGCAGACTCGTATGTATGCTGTTCGCCCAGCCAACGTCGGGCAGATGATCGACCCAACCGATCTGCCGACCGCAAAGTATGGCGACACCCCAAGAAAAGTCAGGACTGTTCAGAACATCATACAGGATATCGTTCCGTATACTGAGTCCGACTACCCACACAACACCTCGTCCGAGTACTACAACGCAGCAGTCAGAGACGCGCCCAAACCGCTGGAAAATGCATGGAGAACCTTCTCTCAGAAGAAGATCAATGAGATGTTCCCCGACGCGCCAGATGGCAGTGCTGCGGTAGAAGCCTACACTAATCGATTCAATCAGAAAGAGTTCGCTCTACAACAAATCAATATGCTGTCTGACTTCGCTCGTTCGCCCGAAGCGCTGTCCGCAATTGAGTCCGTCGCAAACGAACGCGATCAATTGATCAACGAATACAACGCGCAGAAGAACAAACCTCGTAAAGATCTGAAGACTGACGAAGAGCGTCGCGCCCACGAGGAGAATGTTGAACAACTCGAGCTTCAACTTCTACAGAAAGATCTGATGCCCGAGCTCTCCCGCGATGAATTCATCAAGCGTATTACCCCGCCTACCAAAGAAGAGTACATGCGTCGTGCTCAGGCAGCAAAGGATTATCTCGAGGGAACATTCAAAAAGGATATCGCTAAGTACATTGGCACCTCACAAGGTCCACAGATGGAGCTCGCTAAGCGCGGTATCACGATGGCGCCCAAGGAAGAACTTCTTGACATGATGAAGAAGTTTGAATCATCTCGAGGTGCATTCAGCGGTGAACTTGACGATCTAGGTAAAGAACGCGCTAAGGCAGGTTTCAATCCTCGTGGCGAGATGTATCCGCTCATCGTTCAAAAAGAGACCGAAGTCAAAGACCTTCAGACTCAATTGAACGATCTCAATCGTCAAAAGAGCGAACTCCGCGACCTTCATCGTGTTGAAATGCCTGACGAACCAGATCCCGCTCGTAATCCAACCGAGACAGGCGCTAAGTATCGCGCACTGACAAACCCGATGAACACCCTGATCGACAAGATCGAACAGAGCAAAAAGCAGCTCGAGAACTTCAGGTTAGCCAACGCATACGAAACCATCAGCGACGTGGCATACTCACCAACACTCGCCAAAGAATTCAAGAGAACTATTCCGTTTGCTGAGAAACAGTTCTTCCCGAATCTTGAGAAGACTCCTGACACCGCACAGATGTTCAACGTCAAGTCGCGTGAACTCGGTGAACTCGGCATTCCGTTCCTCGCTGAGATGATCGTTAAGAATATCATGTCGGGTCGTATTCCTCTGAACGAAAAAGGCAAACCGATGACCTCGATTGACAAGATCATCGAACAACTGACCAAGCCTCGTATCAAAGAAGAAACGATCAAAGAAGCTGAATCGCGCAAAGGAATGGCGAAGATAAACGATTACGCTCAAGAGACTCTGTCTAAAATTCCTCCTGAGCTTCGCTTCAAGAACTCTTCCGTACTTGAGCTTACTGAAAAGTCTAACGAAGATGCTATCCGTCGCCAGATCAGCTTTGACGGAATGGTGCTTGACCACTGCATTGCAGGTTGTGACGCACCGCATCCAGGAATCAATCCGTTCAGCGGTGAGCGTTATAACTATTCTTACCCTGTTGATCCTGCAACTGGAAAAGATCGCGGTGACAGAAAACTAGCTTCAAGCTTCATGAAAAATGTTTTACAAGGTGGTCAACGTACCGCTCACGTGCGCGACAATGCAACAGGTTTACCTGTCGTGACTATCAATATGTTGAAAGAAGGCTCAGGTAAGTACAACCTCAGTTATGTCTCAGGATATCAAAACAAAGCTGAACCCGAAAGCGTTGCTAACTACGCAGAAGACGTCAAAGATTATTTGAATCTTCGTGCCGATATCATAAAAGGTTCAGGCGATGCGTTGAACAAGTGGGGTATCTTAGACACGACAAATAACGATGGTCAGCGCAAGATAGCCTCGTTGATGAACATCAATTCATCATCAATTCCTAGTCTGGGTCTTCCAAGATTCGTTTTAGAGAGTGACGTTCGTAGACTGGCTCTTGAACAGCCTGTCGGCGACACACACGCAGACCTTTTACGTAGACGCAATCAACTCAACGATGAATACAATCGTATCATCCGTGACCGAGGTGAAGATGATCCTGAAGCGGTAGACATCGCTGACGACATTCAAGACTTGACAGCACGGCTTCAAGATATTTCTCGCCAAGTGGTCACACAACCATCTGATCGCCCCAATGTGTTTAGGCGTATGTCTAGCGAAGCATTGACCAACGGATTGCAACTAGAAGGCAGACTTGATGAAGTTCTAGATTTAGTCAGCCGTACAGTTCATCTTCTTAACAATGACGGATTAGTAGATTTCTGGGCAGATGACATTGAGTTTTACCCTGAGAGACTAAGAACATTTACTAATGCTATTCGCAACAACGAAAATTTAATTACATCTTTAACAACTGTTGACGATGATATCAATATACGCGAGCGTCTAGCAAGATTTCAAATTGCTATTGAAAACTTCAATCCGATGCAAAGAGAAGTGTTAGTCCGCGAACTTGATCGTTATGCTGAGGCGAACATTCTTCAACAGATTGACAATTTGAATCCCGATGATCCAGCAGATGGTCAGCGTCAATATGAAGAGGCGCATCCTGACGTTCCAGATTATCTCAGACAGATTTCCAGACGCAGAAGAGGCGAAGACTTCGTGCCTGAAACAGCACCTGCTCAAACCGCAATGCCTGCACCTAGAGATATCGCTAATCAAGTAGTTCCTATGAATCAGGCATTCAGAGACCAAACTGTTCAAGAAGTTGCAGAAGCGATCAACAACTCGATCAGAAATCTGCCTGAAGATAGAGAAACCTTGCAAGAAGCGTTAGCGCAATATCAGCGTAATCCGTTAGATATTCCTGGCTCAATAGAAATGATATTGCCGACTTCATCAGTTCGAGGAACTCAGAATGAGTATCGGCGAACTATTTCTAATTATTTGATTCAACAGATTCAAAACAGGCTCGGTAATCAAGCACCCGCTCTCATTGAAGCGCCTGAAGAACAACCTCTGATTCCTGAACACATCAGAGGAGTAATCACTCGTGAGATGAATGAGCTGATGGAGCTCGGTCAGCTTCGTCAAGCTGGTTCACTTTTGGATCGTATTTTTGCTCGTCAAAGTGAGTTCAGAGACCTGACTGAAGAGCAGAGAGGGCACGCAGTTGATTTTACCAATTTATTGTTAGGTCGATTACTCAATGATCCTGACTATAGACCTGCTGGTGGTCAAGCAGCACCTCAGTTTGATCAAACAATCACTAGTTATCGTGACCAATATACGAATGAAGAGATGGGTTCAAGAAGAGCATTTGATCAAATCATGCAAGCTGAACGCATAACTCCTGGAGCAATCAATGAAGCCATCCGTAGGACTGATGGTCGCGCGATGTATGATGAGGAAGTGATGCGGTTCTATAATGTTCAAGCCCCTGCTGGTATCTCTCAAATCAATAACGCTCTCCGTCAATATATGGAAGGTAACGGATTTGACCATCCTCCTCGCCCAGCTGCTACTAATCAAGAAGCGTTAAGTGATATTCTTGATGACGCGCTCGAAACCTCTAGTTATAATTATCCTGAAAATATTGTTGATGTAATGCAACGAGATCTTGACAGACTTATGACAGAAGGTATTAGGTTTGATACAAGTCCTGACGAGTTTATTTCGCGTTTGAATCAGTTAGCAGCAGTAGCTAGCGCAACAGGTTTAGAAGGTGATGCTACGTACGCAACTGCGATGAACGAGCTAGCTTCAAGTTTGCTCTATAGTTATCAACAGCTACCTGACACTCCAGGAAATGCAGCGCCTCAGCTTCCCGCTCCAGCCGTTAACCCGATTGATGAACTAGAGCGTAGATACGGTGAAGCGCCTCGTGCTCCAATCGATATCGTTACCGACGGATTAAACCGCCCAATCACTCAATTTGAGCGCGATTACTCTGAAGAAGTTCAAAACGAATATCGTGAAATATTAAGGGAAATTGATCCTGCAGTCAATACCTTGAATCTTCAAAATGCAATGCATCATCTAGGTATTATTCACGACATGCTTTTGAGCGGTGATCATGAACCTGAATATTTTAATCTTTCATCAACTGCTGAGATGAATCGATTTGCAGATTTGATTGACAGGCATTTTGAAGTTTTCCGTCAACTTGAAAATTTACTTGACAACGCTGATAGAGAACCCCCAGAAGGTCGTAAGCGCGGTGGATTCATTGAACAAGCCACAGGAGTTCGTTCATACTCTGATTTAAAACGCGATAAATTCAATAGAAACTTTTATGACGACGGACAAGCTGCTCTAGACTTTCAGTTGCGCCATGGTGTAAGGTCTGACCAACTTGGTGTATCACCTAAACGATATCCTGAGCGCTCAGAAGCAGATATCATCGCTCCGAAGTCAGACGAGTACTTAAACTTCAGACATCAAGATGATCTTAAACGAGGCGGTCGTGTTAAAAAGATGAACAAAGGTGGCAAAGTAAATCCTGTTCCCTCTGCGATGAATATCCCTAGCGAGCATCCCCGCACTCCTCCTGTCAAACCTGTTGTCAATTTGACAGATCCAGGATTCGCTGAAGAGTTGAAATATCAAATTGAACAACGCCAAAAGTCATCCTCAAGACCTTCTGGTGGTGGCGGTTTGACTGACGTTGAATTGAAAAATCGACTCGGCTCAAGAAATCCGACTTATAATGCTGGTGGTAAAGTGAGCATTGATCAAATGCGTTACGAACTGTTAAGGAAATAATAATGCCAGAAATGCCTATTCCTCAAGACTACAATCGCTTTGTAGAACCTGTCGAGAATGATCAGAACTTAGAAGATAACGAGTCTGTATTTGAGATGTTTGATGAAGACTCTGGCGTTGAAGAATTACCCGATGGTAGCGCGATCGTCAAACTAGACGATATGAAGGGTCCAGAAGAAAACCCTGATTTCTACGAAAACTTAGCTGAAAAGATTGACGATTGGGAGCTAGACAAGATCGCTCTCAAGTATCTCGACCTGATCGAGAAAGACAAACAAGCTCGCGAAGAGCGGGACAAGCAATACGAAGAAGGCTTGCGTCGTACTGGTCTAGGTCATGACGCTCCTGGAGGCGCTCAGTTTATGGGTGCTTCTAAAGTAGTTCACCCAGTCATGGCAGAGGCTTGCGTTGATTTTGCAGCTCGCGCCATCAAAGAACTATTTCCACCCGATGGACCCGTAAGAACTAAGATCATCGGGGAAGTAACCGAACAAAAAGTAGAAGTCGCTGAACGTAAACGCGACTATATGAACTGGCAATTGACTGAGCAGATTGAGGAATATCGCGATGAGCAAGAACAAATGCTCACCCAGCTTCCTCTAGGTGGCTCACAATTTTTGAAACTCTGGTATGATGAGCAGAAAAAGCGCCCATGCGCTGAGTTCGTACCGATTGATAACGTCTATTTACCCTTTGCATCAGGTAATTTCTACACCGCTTCGCGAGTTACCGAAGTTCAAGACATTACCCAAGAAGAGTTTGATATCCGTGTAAAGTCTAATCTCTACAAGGATGTTGACTCTTATATCGCTTCCCAAACTCCCGAAGAAACGAAGCCTCAAAAGGCTAACGACAAGATTGAAGGTCGTAGTTCAAAGAGCGATAACATAGACGGAATACGTCGAGTTTTCCATATCTTCACTTGGTTAGAGCTGGAAGACGACACCCAATCAAAAGGCGACAGAGCTCCTTATATCCTAATGATCGACGAGAACGAGAGTTCAGTCGTCGGTCTATATAGAAACTGGGAGGATGGAGATGACACCTGTACTAAGTTGGATTGGATCATTGAATTTAAGTTCATTCCATGGCGCGGTGCTTACGCTATTGGTCTGCCTCACCTCATTGGTGGTCTTTCTGCTGCTCTTACTGGCGCATTGCGTGCTCTATTGGATAGTGCGCACATTAACACAGCGCCAACCATGCTCAAACTCAAGGGTGCAAAGATCTCAGGTCAGTCCACCACTATTGAGCCAACGCAAGTCTCGGAGATCGAAGGCGCTCCAGGAGTAGATGACGTACGTAAAATCGCTATGCCAGTGCCGTTTAACCCTCCTTCTCCTGTTCTTTTCCAGCTTCTCGGCTGGTTAAACGATGCAGCAAAGGGGGTTGTCACTACTAGCGAAGAAAAAATCGCTGACGTCACGTCGAACGCGCCTGTAGGAACGACTCAAGCGTTGATCGAGCAAGGTGCAGCCGTATTTTCGTCAATCCACGCACGACTTCATGACTCGCAACGTAGAGTTTTCAAGGTTTTGACGCGTTTGAACCGCTGGTACGTAGACGAACAGCGTAAAAATGAGATTGTTGAAGATTTAGAGATTACTTCTGCTGATTTCAAATCAAATTCAGACGTAATTCCTGTCTCCGACCCCCATATTTTTGCTGAAAGTCAACGATATGCGCAAATCCAAACCCTTGCAGCAAGAGCTCAGGCTAATCCAGACCTTTATAACCGACTTGCGGTTGAAAAGCGAATCCTTAAACAGATTAAACTACCAGATGTTAACGAAGTTCTACCTGACCCACAAAATGTCAAGGAAATGAACCCTGCACTTGAGAACGTAGCGATGACTCTCGGTAAGCCAGTAGGTGCTTTCCCGATGCAGGATCACCTCGCTCACTTCCAAGTCCATCTGGATTACCTGAAAGACCCACTGTACGGTGGTAACCCAATCATGGCTCCAACCTTCTTACCAGCCGTTTTGGAGCATTTGAAACAACACTTGACCCTTTGGTACTTAAACCAGATGGACGGCTATACCTCGGCTGCTCTGGATCGTCCATTCAATATCAATAAGATTGAGCCGATCATTCGGGAAGCCCAACAGCTCCTCGCTGCTGCAGGTCAACACGTCCATCAAGATACTGCCGAACAGCTGTCTGGTATGGCTCCATTGATTCAACAAGCGCTTGAAACCTTACAGAAGATGAAGGCTCAACAACCTCTTGATCCTTCTATTCAGGCTCTTGTTCAAACTCAGATGGCTGAAACCCAACGTAAGACCGTTAAAGATCAAGCCGATATTGAGATCAAGCGTCAAGATATGATGGCTATCAGTCAGGAGAAAAATGCAGAACTTCAGGCTAAAGTCCTTATGAACACTGAAGATAACTTGACAGAAGAAAGGATTAAAGCAGCAGAACTTACGCGCGATGCTGCTGCTTTACAGCAAGAGCAAATAAGAACTGCTATAGAAGCGCAAAACAAGATTCAATCTAACTTAGGAGTCTAACATGACTGAAGCAATCAACGCTCATAAAAAGATGGCTATGGGCATGACCGAAGGCAATGTAATGAAGAAAGGCGGTAGCGTCAAGAAGTTTGCAAAAGGCGGTATCGCTGAGTCCAAAGTCGCTAATCTGCCCGCCAGAGGCGACAAACGCAATGCTGGAGTTGATTTCAACGCTGGTAAAGCTAAAGTAGCAACCTTGAAAAAGGGTGGTATGGCAAAGAAACCTGGAATTATGATCGCAATCGCGATACCTAAGAAGGGTTCAGCAAGGGGTCGTTAATGAATTTTATTAGCGAACTTATTAACCGAATCGAAGTTGAAAAACAAGAAATTGCGAAAGCCATGCTCAATGGTAACTGTGTCAATTTCGAAAGTTATCAGCGGTTGGTCGGTCAAAGTATAGGCTTGAATAAAGCCTTAGAAGTATTAAACAATTTACTTGAGGAGCAACGAAAAGATGTCGAATGATATCGAACAGACGCTTGCAGAAGCGTTTCCAGTAATAGATCCTTTGATGGCACCTTATGGTGCTAGAGTTCTCGTTCAATTGAGAGCTGTTAAAGAGAAAGTAACATCAGCAGGGCTGTATATACCAGAAGAAGTAAAAGAAACAGAAAAATGGAACACGATGATCGGTAAAGTTATCGCCATTGGACCTTTAGCGTTTAGGATGCGAGAAAATATGCAACCTTGGCCAGAAGGAGCTTGGGCAGCTGTAGGTGAGTATGTCCGAGTACCCAAATGGGGTGGTGACCGCTGGGAAGTTGAATTTGAAGATGACAAAGGCGCTAAAGGAAAGGCTCTATTTACTTTCTTTAACGACCATGAGTTAATCGGCAAAGTCACAGGCGATCCTCGTGAAATTAAAGCATTCATCTAAAGTTTTGAAAGGAAAACTGTATGAATTCGACTGAAAAAATGGAAATGCAGGTAGAAGAAAGCCAAGACGGAAGCGCTTTGGTTCAATTACCTGAGAACGAAAAAAGTCCTCAAATAGAGGCTAACTCTGACGAAGATGACTTTCAAGATGAAGAGTCTGGATCAGATGCTGATGGTAATAAAGATGTAGATGATGACCGAGAAGCCATACGGGCAGCTCGTCGCGAAGAGAGAAAGCTCAAAAAGCAGATCCATCGTGAGAAAGCTCGTGAGTCCAGTCATCTTATTAATGCGCTACAGAAGAAAAACTCTGAATTAGCTGAGAGATTAGCTAAAGTAGAGCAAAAAACCTCTGGAGCCGAGCTGGCTAGGGTAGACAAAGCTATTGAAGACGCTGGAGTTCAGGTCGAATACGCCAAAATGAAGCTCACAGAAGCCGTTCAAACTCAAGATGGCGAAGGTGTAGCCAAAGCTCAAGAGCTCTGGTATGACTCCAAGCGCAAACTTGAATCGCTTCAAAACCTGAAACATCAGGCTTCGAAGCAGATGAGCCAGCCCCAACAGAATATCCAAGTGCCCGATCCAATGGTGCAACGCTATGCAGCAGATTGGATGGAGCGCAATACTTGGTACGATCCACATGGGCGAAACGAAGAATCAGAAATCGCTCAGGTCATTGATAAGAAGCTAACCGCTGAGGGTTATGACCCTACTACGGAAGATTATTGGGATGAATTGGATGACAGATTGAAAAAATATTTGCCCCAACAATATAATTCCAGTTATAATGCCTCTAGTGTTAAACATCAACGACCAAGGTCAGTAATGACGAGTTCAGGTAGAGAAACGACTGCAACAACAAAGTCTAATGAATTTAGACTCAGTCCCGATCGCGTTGCTGCGATGAAAGAGGCTGGAATGTGGTCAGACCCAGAGCTTCGCCAAAAAGCCATTCGCAAGTATGCTGAATGGGATCGTACTAACAAGAATCGAGGTTAATGATGGACAACAGATTAAAGAAAAACAACAATGCTGGACGTGAGAGTCGCGCAGTAGACGATCAGAAACGTGCAGCACCTGAAGAAAAATTTGTTTCTTCCGAGGAGCGTCGTAGGATGTTCCGCTCGGAGTGGCTTCAAGAAGCGCTTCCGACCCCGCCTGAGATTCCAGGCTTCCACTTGTGCTGGCTGTCTTCAAACAACCAATACGATCCAATACACAAACGCATGCGCATGGGCTATACCCCAGTGAAAGCCGACGAACTTCCTGGCTTTGAACACCTGAAGGTAAAAGCTGGAGAGCATGAAGGTTTTGTAGCTTGCAATGAAATGTTGCTTTACAAACTTCCGATGGAAATTTATCAGGACATCATGATGGAAATGCATCATAATGCTCCGTTAGATGAACAGGAGAAGATCAAAGTTCAACAAGATCAATTGCTAGGTGCAAAAGATAGTAACGGAAAACGTCTTGGTACTGTTGAAGGTGACGGCATGAATTTTGACCAAACTGTGAAAGCACCTGTTTTCGAATAGGGCTTTTTTACAAAGGAGATTTTTATGTCAGCAACATCAGCTCCGTTTGGTTTGCGCCCAGCTTATCATCCAACTGGGTTGGATCGTGCTATAGCGCTAGCCAACGGTATTACGTCAGGTTATAACCAAAACCTGTTAAAAGGACAACCAGTAGAATTATCTGGTGGTGTTCTAATTCGTTCAGACGGTACAGATACAATTCAAGGCGCATTCGCTGGCGTTGAATTTACTGACACCACTGGACGTCGTCGTGTAAGCAACTATTGGCCAGCTAGTACTTCTGGTACCGATATCATTGCTTACTTTTATCAAGATCAGCAAATCGTATACGAGATTCAATCTGATGGTCCTGTTAGCCAAACGGCTATCGGCAGTCAGTTCGATATCACGAACCCATATGCAGGTTCTACTACCACAGGTCTTTCCGCAGCGACTATGTCTGCTTCAGGAACAACCAGCGGTAACAACACCTTGCGTGTGATTGATATTGCGCCATATCCTGATAATAACTGGGGCGATCCTTATGTGATCGTACGTGTTCAAATCTCGCAACAGCAGTTTACTGCTAACGTTGCAGCCATAGCATAAGGAGAGTAGAACATGGCAGCTCCGATGAGAAGTACGGATTTCCGTTCAATTGTAGAACCAATCCTTAACGAAGCCTTTGATGGCGTTTATGACCAGCGTGCTGACGAATGGAGTACTGTATTCCGTGAGCAATCTGGTATCCCACGTAACTACCACGAAGAACCAGTGTTGTATGGTTTTGGTGCAGCGCCTCAGTTGCCTGATGGCTCACCAGTAACCTATCAACAAGGTGGCGTGCTGTTCTTACAACGCTATGTTTACCAAGTGTTCGGTTTGGCATTTGCTTTGACCAAAGTTTTGGTTGAAGACGGTGACCACATCCGTATTGGTCAAGTATATGCGAAGCACTTAGCTCAATCTTTGGTTGAAACTAAAGAATTGCTCTGCGCTAACGTATTGAACCGCGCTTTCAATAGCTCTTATGCAGGTGGTGACGGTGTTGCTCTTAACAGTGCATCACACCCAATCGTTAACGGCACATTCAGCAACTTGTTGAATACTGCTGCTAACTTGTCACAGACCTCGCTTGAGCAGATGTTGATTCAAGTGCGTCAAGCTGTAGATAACAACGGCAAGAAAATCCGTTTGCAACCTCTGAAGCTAGTTGTTGCTCCTGGAAACGTATTCCAAGCCGAAGTGTTGCTCAAGTCCGTACTGCGTACTGGTACCGCCAACAACGACATCAACCCAATCAAATCGATTGGATTGTTGCCAGAAGGCGCTTCAGTAATTAGCCGTTTGACTTCTGCTACTAACTGGTGGGTACAGACCGATGCGCCTGAAGGCATGAAGTTACTCATGCGTCGCGCGCTCGAGAAAACCATGGAAGGCGATTTCGAAACCGACTCTATGCGTTATAAGGCAACTGAGCGTTATCAAGTGGGCTTCACTGACCCACGTGCGATGTTCGGTACACCTGGAGTTTAATGTTGTAAAGGGTCAGGTTAAAATCTGACCCTTCTTTAATTAACAATGTCTATGCTTTTCAAGGAGAAAGACAATGCCTCAATATTCTGATGATCTATTCCTAGGTCCAGCTGTAACTTATATGGGAACTGGCAACGCTAACGCGTCTGCTTCGTTTACTGGTTCTATTGCAACCACAACTCTTACTGTAACCGCGATGCTTTCTGGCGACTCACTAGTCGTTGGTCAATATATTGACGGCTCTGGTGTAACCAATGGTACTTATATCACTGCCTTCGGCACTGGTACAGGTAGAACTGGAACTTACACTGTAAATACTTCTCAAACTGCTGCTAGCACGACAATGATTGCTAACGGCAACGCGCTATTAAACGATCCTACTCAAATGGATCTCGGTGTTGGTCCTCTAGGACGTATCTATGTTTGGGACACTGTTCCTCAAGCGTTAGTAGCAAATAACATTGCTGCTACCCAAACTCCTGCAGCTGCTGGTGCAATCACTTTGACCGCTGGAACTTCAGTTAAATCTGTTGTTACTCTAAACGGCACAGTATTGCAATTAGATGTTCCTCGCGCAGTCAGCGTAACGACTGGCGCTGGTAGCCCAACGACTCGTAACTTCACTGTTTCTGGCTATGACTATTATGGTCAAGCAATGAGCGAAGTGATCGCTTCTAGCGGATCGGCTTCTACAGCTGTAAATGGTAAAAAAGCATTCTACCAAATTAGCGGTATTACTGTTTCAGGTGGAACTGTAGTAGCTATCACTATCGGAACTACTGACATTCTCGGTATTCCTGTTCGTGTGACTGATGCTGGTTATATTGCTCGCGCTGGATATAACAACACTTTAGCAGCAGACGCAGGAACTTTTGCAGCTGCCGCAACTGCTACCGCAACAACAACCACAGGTGATGTTCGTGGCACTTATGTTCCGTCTGCAGCAACTGACGGTATCAAGCGTCTAGTTATGGGCATCCTGCTACCTGCAATCGCAGTTGGACCAAACGCTACTCGTGTTGGTGCACTCGGTGTAACCCAAGCCTAATAGGAGAGCGAAATGGGACAATACAAACCAATGCCTAAAATGAAAACAACCGAGCCATCTGTTGAGCTAAAACTCAAAAAAGGCGGTAAGGTTAAGATGCAAATGGGTGGTTCTTTACCAGTAGCTCCCGCAGCAGAAATGCCTGCTCCACGTCGTCGTATGGCTCGCCCAGCAGTTGCTCCAATGGCTCGCCCAATGATGCGTAAAAAAGGTGGCGAAATGGAAACCCCAGCTATGCATAAAGCTGAAATGAAAAAGATGGGTAAAGTAGAGAAGGAGCTCAAGCAACATGAGGGCAAACCTGCTTCTAAAGCTCATCGTGGTCTCAAAAATGGTGGTGCACCCAAAGCTGGTCCAGATACGATGGGCGGTCTAGCTGGTGGATTGGAAGCAACTCGCGTCAATCCTAAGAAAACCACAGGCGGTGTTCGTAATAGCAACGCTGGTGGCTACAAAAATGGTGGTGCAGCTAAATTTTTGAACAATATGTCTACTGCAAAACAGACCAAGTCTTTCAACACGAAAAGCGGTAAAGTTAAGAATGGTCCTCCTGCTGGATATAAAAATGGCGGTGCAGCAAAGTTCATTTCAAATATGAGCAGTGGTGACCATCCAAAACAGGCTCCAAAGAAAACTGGTCAGATCAAACAGCAACCAGCTGGCTACAAAGATGGCGGTCATACTGCTATGAAGAGTGGTGGTATGAGTGGCTTCAAATCTGGCGGAAAAATGTGCAAGTATTAAACTGGTCGGGAGCTTCGGCTCCCACCTTTTAAATAGGATAAATTATGAGCACCTTAACAAACGTATTTTCGGCGCATAGGGATACAACAGGAGTAATTTACGCTGGCGCAACGAACCTTGCTGGTTATCAACTATTGACAGGTGGAACTGCTGGTGAGATTGTATTTCGTGATGGCGGGTCATCCGGCACTGTGCTTATGCGAGTAAACATTTCTGCTTCACCGACTAATCCGTTTTCAACTTTGCTACCAGGAAATGGTATCCGCTTTAGCACAAACATTCATGTGACTTTGCCAACTGCAGCGGCAGTTACAATTTTTTGCGGGTAAACAATGCCACTAATCAAATCAAAATCTGATAAGGCATTTAGCAAAAATATTTCTACGGAAATAAAAGCTGGGAAACCGCAAAAACAAGCGGTAGCAATTGCTTACGCGACTAAGCGAGCAGCTATGAAAGATGGTGGTGGACTCTACGCTAATATTCACGCAAAACGTGAGCGAATTAAAGCTGGCTCAGGTGAGCGTATGCGTAAGCCAGGAGCAGAAGGCGCTCCAAGTAAACAAGATTTTATTAATTCAGCAAAAACCGCGAAGAAAAAAGATGGCGGTTTGTCGCTAACAGTGGGGCGAGGTGAAAAACTGCCAACCAGTCAAGGTGCAGGACTCACAGCGAAAGGTAGAGCAAAAGCGAATAGAGCTACGGGAAGTAACTTAAAAGCGCCTGCTCCTAATCCTAAGACTGAGAAAGAAAAAGGTCGTAAAAAATCATTCTGTGCTAGAATGTCGGGAGTAGTAAAAAACGCAAAAGGCGATGCACCGAGAGCTAAAGCCTCTCTACGTCGTTGGAATTGCAAAGATGGTGGGCAAGTTAAGAAAAACTATTAAAGGGTGGTAAATGAGCACGAGTGGCACAGTCGGGCAAACAGTCATCACTGTTCAAAATTTGATAGATAGCGGTGCTCGTCGCGCAGGTAAACTTGCCGAAGAGCTGACCGTAGAACAGATACAAGCCTCTAAACAGAGCTTGTACTACTTGCTTTCAAACCTTGCCAACCGAGGCATTCAGTATTGGTGCATCAATAAAGTCATCGTTGGATTGATCCCCGAGCAGACTTTTTATTACCTTCCCGTAGGCACTGTTGACGTCCTCAATGCTAACTACAGAACCCTAACAAATATTTCAACTGGAGCGTATAGTTCTTCAGGTAACACGGCTGCAGCATTTGATGGTATCGGTGATAGCATCTGCCAGCTGACTAATAATACAGGCAATATCGGCATCAATACAGGCTCTGGAAACCCTGTTTTCATCACTACTGTAGGTATTCTACCAGCAGTATCAGGCTCTGTAACGATTCAGATTCAATATTCTACTGACAACTCTACTTGGGTTACTCTTGAAAGTCCTGGAGCGACAACTTGGACAGCTAACCAGTGGATTTATTATGATTTAGAAGCGTCTCAGACCCAGCCGTACTGGAGAATACTTCAGACTGCAGGCGTAAATATGGGGTTCTATCAAGTCGTATTCGGGACTTCACCTTTGTCAATCAACATGGCGCGTATGAATCGTGACGACTATTCAAGTCTGCCGAATCGTAGCTTTCAGGCTCTTCGCCCACTTCAATATTGGTTCAATAGAACGATTCCACAGCCAAATATGGAACTTTGGCCAGTGCCTAACAGTATTCAACCTCAGCTCGAGCTCTGGTTGCATCGTCAAATTGAAGACGTAGGCGCGTTGAATGGTGAGATTGAGATCCCTCAGCGGTGGTATTTAGCCATTCAAAACATGCTTGCCCATCAGATGGCAATGGAATTACCTAATATTGAGCCTGCTAGAATCGCGTACTGCGAACAGCAAGCTGAGAAATACTGGAGTCAAGCTGAGCAAGAAGAGCGAGACAAGTCACCAATCTATTTTGCACCTAACATAAGTTACTATACAAGATGAGCGTCTGGTTAGATACAATGGGTGAAACAGTTTTGAGCATCGCGATATGCGACCGATGCAAGATGAAACGCGCCTATTCTGAGATCAGACCCGATGGTAATATTCCTGGAATCCGCGTTTGCGGAAACGGATGCTCTGATCAATTTGACCCGTATCGTTTACCAGCTAGGCAATCTGAGAAGATTTCTATTCGTTTCCCGCGCCCAGACGCAGACGTGGCTGAGCAACAAGATGCAATCACGACCGATCCTAATATCGTCAACGATCCTAACGTATTTGATTTAACACCTACGGCTGGTGAGTCTGGTATCGCGCCTGAGACTTCTCAGGACGATATTGATGGTAATTTAGATTCTTTATCACCATGAACAATTTAACTCAACGTTTATCTTCTCCTGCAATAGTTTACACTTGGTCAGATCACCTGACAGGAAAAGTTTATTGTGGTTCTCATAAAGGAACTGAAAATGATGGTTATATGTTCAGTTCTAAATATTTAAAACTTGAATATAAAAAACGCCCTAATGATTTCACTCGTCAAATTTTAGCGAAAGGGGATTGGAAAGACTGTAGAGTTTTAGAGCATAAAATAAATCAACAATTAATAAAAAATTTAAATACGACTTATAATAAACATGCTTTTCCCGCTATTGTTAATGATATTGAAACTATAAAAGAGACAGGTCGAAAAGTGTCTATCGCGTTAAAAGGTAGAAGTGCTCCTCCTGAGAGGGGTAAAAATATTTCAAAAGCAAAAAAGGGAAAACCTTTAACGAAAGCACACCGCGAAGCACTTAGCAAAGCACACAAAGGCAGAAAAGATTCATCTGAAACAATTGCTATTCGTTCATTAGCTTTAAAAGGAATAAATAAAGGTCCAAAGTCTTTGTCACACAGAAATAAAATTAAAGAAACTATTAAAAATTTGTGGAAAGACCCTGAGTATCGAGCAATGCAAATTAAAGTACGAGCAGAAGCTAGAGAGAAAAAGATTAAAGGTATTCTATGAATGTGCGCATAAGCCAACTCCCGACAGCTCCTTCAGCTATCACAGGTGCTGAACTTGTTCCTATCGTACAGAATGGTCAAACTGTTCAAACGACTATTACAAACATCACTAACAGCCCTGTACAAACACAAACATTTTTAACTGTCGGTGCACAAGCGTCATTACCTAACTCACGTTATATTGGCGGTGGTTTAGGTATTGGTACTTCGGATGGCGGTGCTCAAGGGGTATATAGTTTATTCTTGAACGGAACGTCTGCAAGCCTAGAGAATGCCTTCACAGGGATCATTGTCAAGTCGGCTGTGAATACGGTAGTGAATCGTTCGATCGCAGTTGGAACAGCTGGTTTAAGCGTTGCAGACGGCTCAGGTGTTAGCGGTAATCCAACCCTTTCTTTGACTGGATTAGCTCTATCAGCAGCTACTCTATCAGGTAATGGTATGGTGAGCTTGGTCGGTGGCTCATATTTTCAGAACGTCACTCTCACAGGAACTGCAGATCAAATTAGCATTTTGAATCCGAATGGTGGTAGTAACCCAACATTCAGTATTGCTGACAATCCAACTCTTCCTGGAACTTCTGCTGCGTTATTGCCAAGAGGAATCACTTCTCAAAGAGTAGCCGTTCCGACTACAGGTATGATTCGCTACAACACTCAAACTGAAGTGTTCGAAGGATATACAAATACAGGTTGGAATACGTTCTCCGTTACAGGCGGGGTCACTTCTTTCAGCGCGGGAACAACAGGGTTTACACCTAGCGTTGCTTCAACAGGCGCGGTTACGTTAGCAGGTATTTTGAATGTTGCTAATGGTGGAACAGGAGTCGGAACTCTGACAGGTTATGTAATCGGTAACGGAACGTCGGCTATGACAGCTAGCGCTACAATACCTACTACTGATCTGAGCGGAACGATTTCTAATGCTCAGCTGGCTAACAGCGCAATTACGATCAATGGTTCTGCTGTAAGTTTAGGCGGTTCTGTTACCGTAACAGCGGTGGCTACGAACGCGTTGACCATAGGTACTGGCTTGTCTGGAACGAGCTATAACGGCTCTACACCTGTGACTATCGCTATTGATAGCACTGTTCTAACCGAGAGTAATACTAAAACACTAACTAACAAGTCAATTAGCGGTGCCACGAATACGCTTACAAATATACCGAATAACGCGTTGACAAATAGCTCATTAACTGTTGGATCTACAGTAATTAGCCTCGGTGGTACTT